ACTCGTCACCGATGCGAGTGAGACCAAAACGGCAACTTCCCTTCTTTATACAAAGAAAGAACCCCTAGTAACTGTTCCTTCGGAACAGATTACTGCCCCCCAAGGAGGCGAGCCCGCCCAGGTCGAGAAAGATTCCGGGGTTTCGTTCGACGGCGAGGACTTCCATGTCAGCTCTGACCTGATCACCAAGTGGGCGAAAGCCTATGCGCCGGTTGACGTCGAGACTGAGATCGTTCGCGCCGCCGCCTGGGCTTCTGGTGCCAAGCCGAAGAAAGACTGGCGCCGCTTCCTGGTTAACTGGATGGCGCGAGCTCACCGCAAGGCAGCCGGTACCGTCAACGAAGCTGGCGTGCCGGTAGACAAGATCATCGACCTGTACCATCGCGTCTGCCCGAACCTGCCGAAGGTCTCCGTCGCATCCGACAAGACTCTGCGCGGCCTGATCGTTGAGCGTTGGACCGAAGCGGAAACCCATCAGAACAGCCAGTTCTGGAAAACCATCTTCGACAAGGCTAACCGCCTGAGCCAGGTCTACTACCGCGGCGCCAACGTCGCTCCGCGCCTAGAGATCATCTGCTCGCGTGCCGTCTTCCGCCAGCTGGAGGAGCAAGCATGATCGAGCTCCATAGCCTGGAAGCTGAACACGGCGTCATTGGCGCCATGCTGATTCAGCCGCACCTGATCGATGTCATCTCCGAAGGCCTGTCTGCAGACGCCTTTGCCTATCCCGAGAACGCTGATCTGTATCGCCTGATCCTCGCGCTGCACGACGAAGGCAAGCCGGTTGACATCATCACCCTGGCCGACCGCCGCGGAACGCTCTCGAACGACCAGATGACTCTGGTCTACGCCGCCGAGATACAGAAGAACACCCCGAGCGCAGCCAACGCCAAGACCTACGCCGCGATTGTTCGCGACCGTGCCATTGCTCGCCAGATCGCAGACGCCGGCGCCCGCATCACCGAAGTGGCTCATGAGCAGGCCAGCGTCGAGGACAAGATCGCCCAGGCCCAGGCGCTCGCGCTCGGCCTTGATCTCTCCGGCACAGATGGGGAGTGCCAGCTGGTAGGCGACATCCTGGCTGACCACATCGAGATCCTGCAGGCGCGCCACGATCGCAGCGTCGCCGGCGTGACTATCGATGGCTTGTCGACTGGCATCCCCGATCTGGATGGAAGCGTTCAGGGCATGAAGTCAGGCCAGATGATCGTCGTCGCTGGCCGCCCGGCCATGGGCAAGACGACCTTTGCCATGAACATCGCTGCCGAGGTCGCGGTAGAGCAGCGCAAGCCGGTCCTCGTCATATCGCTGGAGATGAGCAAGGAACAGCTGATGGATCGCCTGCTTGCTGCAGTCGGCGGCATTCCGCTGCCTGGCCTCAAGGATGGAACCTGCACGCATGAGTACTCGATGGAGCTCGCCGCTGCTGCGCTGAAGCTGCGTGACGCACCGATCACCGTGTCCGATGTGCCTGTGATGACCATGCCGCGCATTCGCGCAATCGCCCGCCGGCAGAAGCACCGCATGGGCGGAATGGCTTTGATCGTCATCGACTACCTGGGCCTGGTTGAAGGCGATGGCGGCAACCGCGTCGAGGACGTAACGGCCATGTCGCGCCAGATCAAGCTACTGGCTCGCGAGATTGGCTGCCCTGTCATGGTCCTGTCGCAGCTCAACCGCGGTTGCGAGTCGCGCCCCGACAAGCGCCCGGTGCTGTCCGACCTGCGCGAATCCGGCGCCATCGAGCAGGACGCTGACATCGTGATGTTCGTGTACCGGGACGAGGTTTATCACCCGAACACGCCTGACGCTGGAATCGGCGAGATCCTGATCCGCAAGAACCGCGACGGGAAGATCGGCACCGTTCGCACGGCCTTCCAGGGCGACAAGTCGCGCTTCGTTCCGCTGGCGAACTACTGCCGGCCGGAAGCCGAAAGCAAGGAGGACTGGTGATGCGCAGTAAGCAGACCATCTTCCGTCACGGCGGCTACGAAATGCGCTCCCATTCCGAAACTCGCTGGGCATCGATCATGGATGCACTGTCGATCGGCTGGATGTATGAGCCCGAGGTTTTCACCACTCGCCACGGCTGGTACGTGCCTGACTTCTTCATCCCGGCCGCTGGCGTGTACCTCGAAGTCAAGGGCGCCTCGCCATCCGAGGTCGAGAAAGAAAAGGCGCGCGACGTCGAGCTCAAGACCGGATGTCCGGTGCTGTTTGGATTCGGCGACATGGAGATCCTTGGCGGCGAGCTCTATCACGGCGTCGTTAGCTATGAGCCTGAAGGCCATCGCGTCGCCTATTCCACCGCCGAGATCGGCGACATTGTCCGCCAGCACCTCGACAGTCTCACCTATTCCGCTTACCTGCGTGCCGGCCACCGCCGCGAGCGCCCCGCGTGTTCACTGCTCGGCGACGTTCTCGTTGAGGTCATCCAGGGCATGCAGACACGCGAAGAGCTCGAGCGTTACAAGCGCGAAATTCACGCGCCAATCAACAGCGCAAAGGTCGAGCAGCACAGAACCAAGAGCCCGGCAGAGCACGCGCTTGGCCTATTCACTCAGCGCGCCGCGGTGTGGCGCAGCCAGGAGGTTGCCGCATGACCTCTCTCCAGCAACACGCCATCCAGCTCCTGCAGCGCCAGGGCTACCAGATACGAAAAACCACCGCGACCGGCATAGGCCTATCCCGCGGCAATGACCATCGCGTCGTCTGTGCTGACGGAAGCACCCAGCGCGGCGTAGGAGCACGGAAATGACGGACTACATGGAAATCACCGAAGCCTTCCACCAGGCCCGCACAGCCCCCGATGTAACAGACCGCGCCTCTGGCCTAGAGGAAGCAGACCGCATCGGTGGCGTGGCGCTGGTACAGGCCAGGCTGCAGGGCGATGGCCGTCCAGACTGCCTGGATTGTGGCGAGGACATCCTCCCAGCTCGCCGCCAGGCCGTGAAGAACGCCGTGCGCTGCAAGGAGTGCCAGGACGACCACGACAAGCGGGAGGCGCGCCGCCATGGCTAACTCCCGCATGACCGCACGCGAGCGCGCGCACGTCCGCCGCCTGGAGCTGGAGAACGCCGAACTCCGTGCTCAGGTGGAAAAACAGATCGACATCTACCGCAGTCAGGCCATCGAGCTTATTGAGCTGCGGGCGCGGCTTGAGCTGCTGGCGGAGGTGGTGAATGGGTGAACGGGTATTCCGCATCCATGAGGAGGCCGGCATCCGCTCGGCCTTCGTCGCCGCCTGGGCGCTGGTCCCGGCGCTGTTCAAGAAGGCCAAGCATGGGTTGGAGATTGTCATTCGCCCAATGAAGGACAGGCGCAGCGTGGCGCAGAACCGCCGTTACTGGCTGATGCTGCGCGAGCTGGCCGCTATCGCCTGGGTGAATGACCGACTCTATACCGATCAGGTATGGCACGAGCAGTTCAAGCGCCAGTTCATCGGCTGCGAGGAGCTGCCGGACGGCTCGTTGCGCGGAATCAGCACGACAAGCCTGTCGGTGGAGGAGTTCGGCGAGTACATGCTCCAGATCGAGCAATGGGCGGCTGAGCAGGGATGGCCGCTGCTGTCTGGCGAGTGGAGGGAGGCCGCATGACCAAAGCCGAGAAAGCCCATCTCTCCCGCGTAGCCGCCCTGGGCTGTGTCGCCTGCTACCTGCAAGGCACGCCCGGCACGCCAGCCGAGATCCATCACCCGCGCGCCGGCCGCGGCAAGGGTCAGCGCGCAAGCCACATGGACGGCATTCCGCTCTGCCCAATGCATCACCGTGGCACCGCACACCCGGCCGTCCCAAGCATTCACCTGGCAAAGCGCGCGTTCATCGAGCGCTTCGGAACCGAGGAGAAGTTATTGCAGCTGGTGCAACAGCTGATCGATGGGAGCGCTGCCGCATGACCGACTCCCCACTCGGCCGCGCCTGCCCTGACTGCGGATCTCCCATGACTGACCTGCGGAGCCTAAACGCTTGCAAATGCACCAATGGCCGCTGCCAGCTGATTGCCGACTGGCACCTGGCACCCGGCCAGCTCCCCCTGATCGCAAACAACAGAGCAACGAGGAAGCCGCAATGAGCTGGCTAGAGATCGCGCTAATCGTCTTTGTCGCCGTCCTGGCCCCGCTAGCGGCCGCATGGGCAGACATGAAAGTAACCGAATTGAACGAGAAGGAATCCAGCCAGTGAAAGCCCATCAGATCCTCGAAGCCGGCCTAGGCCACATGAAGGACCGATCTGCCACCTACGACAAGCCGGCAGGCGAGCGGAGCATGGGCGCCACGGTTGACGCCTTCCGCGCAATCACTGGCCACGACCTCACCGAAGAACAGGGCTGGCTCTTCATGGGCCTGCTCAAGATGGTTCGCAGCCAGCAGGGCGGATTCCGCGCTGACAACTACGAAGACCTTGCCGCATATGCCGGGCTGCAGGGTGAGGCCGCATGGGCAGAGCGCGCCAACCCTGACTTCGGCCAGCAGAACACCATCTACTGCCGCACCGATGCCGAGAAGGCGGAACTGGCATGAAGATCAGCGCGATCGATTTACAGGCGAGGCTAGGCGATGACGGCGAGCACTACGACGGCCTCGGCCGGGAATGGCTCATTCAATCTGGCCTGCTGCCCGCCATCGGAGCGGATGAAGATCGAGGCGCAGAAGCACGGCTATCTGATCCTGCACAAGCTCAAGGGTATGACCGGGCCAGCACGGCAGGCGAGGGGGCGCGAACTGATGGATCGTGTGCCCGAAACTGTGCGGCCTGCGGTTGCCGAGTGGCTGAAGGCGAGGGCCGGTAGATGACTTTCCCGATCCGTAAAGCCTCAGCCCAAACCACGGTCAAGCCGGCGAAAAGTGCTGGATCGGGAAAATCGTCTGCGAGCGAGGCTGAGGACCTCCTGGCGCTCCACCTGCGCGCGGAAGGCATCGAAGCCGTCCGAGAGTACCGGTTCGCTGCCGAGGCTTGTGGAGGGCCTGGTAAGGGCCTGCGTGATCGTCTGGCCAAGGCTGGCCTGCAGGACTGGCGCGCTGACTTCGCGCTGCTAGAGCACGGATTGCTGATCGAATGCGAGGGCGGCGGTTGGGCTGGGGGTAGACACACCCGCGGCGCCGGTTTCGCTGCCGACCTCAAGAAATACGACGCCGCTGCCCGTCTTGGGTGGCGCGTCTACCGCTGCGACCCCGCCATGATCAAGAGCGGGCGCGCGATCGAGACAATTCTAATTCTGATGCAGCAGAGGGGAGCAGCCTGATGGCCGCACGCAAGCACGACGACGAGACAATCAAGGCCGCGCTGGCCGGCCGCACTGTGGCAGAGGCTGCGCAGATCCTTGGGCTGCACGAGCGCAACGTATACACCCACAAGGCGCGACTGGCTCGCCAAGGGTGGAGCCCGGAGCACGACATGGTGAAGACGGTGCCGGATGGCTTCCATCTCAAGGGCACGTCGACGCTGTACGGCAAGGACGGCGAGCAGAAGCTGCAGTGGGTCAAGTCAAACATCGATCACGAGCGCCAAGCCGAACTGATGAAGGAGGCGGTCAAGGCGCTGGCTCTGGACATCAAGCCGGCCAAGGCGCTGCCGGCTCCGCTGCACACGCTTGCGCACCTACTCAACTGCTACGTGATCACCGACTACCACCTCGGCATGAATGCCTGGGCAGAGGAGACGGGCGCGGCATGGGACATGAAAATCGCCGAGGACACGCTGGTAGGTTGGTTCGGCGCGGCGATCGCCCAGGCGCCGGACTCCCATACCGGGGTATTCGCACAGCTGGGGGATCTGCTGCATTGGGACGGGATTCAGGCGGTTACGCCGACCTCCGGCCACGTTCTGGATGCTGACACCCGGTTCCAGAAGCTTGTCCGCGTGGCGATCAGCGTCATCCGCCGCGTGACGGCCATGCTGCTGCAGAAGCACGAGCGCGTCGTTCTCCTGATGGCTGAGGGAAACCACGATCTGGCGTCGAGCGCATGGCTGCGCGAGCTGTTCGCCGCCTTGTATGCGGACGAGCCCCGCATCGAGGTCATCACCCGCCCGGACCCGTACTACTGCATCGAGCACGGCCGCACGTCGCTGTTCTTCCACCACGGCCACAAGAAGCGGATGGACTCCCTCGAGACGGTATTCATCGCCAAGTTTCGCGAGGTCTTCGGCCGTACCAAGCACAGCTATGCGCACACCGGACACCTGCATCACAACGTCCTGCGTGAGACGAACACCATGCAGATCGAGCAGCACCGCACCCTGGCCGCGCCAGACAGCCACGCAAGCCGCGGCGGGTGGATGAGCGGACGAGACGCCAAGGTCATCACCTACCACGCCGAGCACGGTGAGGTGGGTCGAATCATCGTGTCAGCCGACATGCTCAAGGGGGAAGCAGCATGACCTATCGCAACGTGGTTTCCGCAGTAGTCCGCGCCCTGGCGTCGGAGGTGATCAACTCGGCAGGGGGCTGTGACTTCGAGCCAAAGGTGCAGGCTGCG